TAAGTATTCATCTCCCGCTTTATGGGATAGTTACCAGCAAAGCGCGCTGCGCCGCTGTCGGAGAAGAGTTTTCCTTGAGCCTCCGTTACAAGATTGGCAAAGGGCTCAGCAGGAGCAGTTGAACGCAACTTATAGACTAAGTAGCCTATCAATACAAAAATATAGAGAACAAGCAGTGATAATTCCTTATAGCACATATCTACTGTTAGTGAACAAAATTTGATTATACAAATCTGGTAACAGTATCGTAAAAATGCTGCTACAAGGCGAATTCTATCTGGCGTCGACTGACCAGGAGCAATGTGATACCATCCAGGAGTTTCTGGAATCCTCTTGTGAAACTATTGTTGTAGTGGACCCAAATCTTACTGACAACATTATCAAATACATCGAAACGCAACCATACACTTTGACAATCGACGTTGAGGACGCAGAGCCAGTACTACACGTCAGTGAAGATAGTGAAGATAGTCAACCTCAAAAAACCATCTATATTCGCCGTAACTTTGACCAAGCGGCAAAGGACCTTGTGCGCTCTAAATGGGGTATCGTGGCATTCTTTTGAGCCAAGCTGGCAAGACGCTGCGAAGAATCGTATCGTAACCCCCACTCACAAAATCACCCTTATCTGTAAGAAACACGATTTCTGTATGTGTGCGCCAGCCACCCCATTCTGCGGATGAATAGCGGCTATCGAAAAGGACGCACGCAGTCGCCTCTTCAGGAGCCGCACGTTCATAAATTTCCTTGAACTCATCTGTTGTCACAATATCTGTGCGTCTATACTTCCAGTTTCGGGGTCGGTTATTCGCAAACTCAACCTGAATGAGTCCGCGCAAGTCACTTAGTCCTTCGTAATAGTTGTCAAACTGCATATTCATGATTTTTCATCAAAAAATTCATGAATAATAAAGACATCAATTTTTACGAATCAAAACATCCGTAAAATCTTGTAAAATAGTGGCGCCTCGGATAAGTTCCGCAAAGCCCACCACCATTCATCTTTATTTTGGACATGAACTGAACACCGCAAATGCTGTTCCAGCAGCTTGTCAAGTTCTGATTTAACTGGCTCCCAACTCAGATGCGTGGACAGATGATTCATGACCCAGTATTTTTGTGAATCGGTAAGCTTGTTCATCTTACTGCGAAAATAGAGATATGTGCAGGCGTTTTTCATCTTGAAAAATTCAGCAATCTACATTATGAATCAATTTTTATCACCCATCAAATGCCTTTGTTGCTAAGCAGCGTTTGCGACATTGTGGACATTCATTCTTGTTTATTAACCATGTTTCAATTGCTGCGGCATCAAAACAATGAAAACACGTTGTGACAGCCGCAGTCATCGGTGAAATAGCGTCCATTGTAATAGGACAAATTTCATTATTTTTGCAGCCGTCCTCTGCAATTAACCAAGCGATTCGTTTTGGTATGGGGTCAAGAACAGGGGGAGCTGCAGGAGCAACAGCAACTGCAAGTTCCCACAAGGGCACAGCGTAACGGATTATAACTGCAGGTTCAATAACACCACCAAAATCAGATTTCATGAAGTTAGCGGGAATAGCAATGCCGCCAACACGCGCGGCAATTGGAATAACCATTTCGCCATACATTAAGTATTCACCGCTGCATTTTATATGAGTTAATTCTACTGAGCCCCGTAGCTTGATTTGCACAATACCACCATTTTGATGCATCGACGATGTATATTTAATAATAACTGGACGTGCTTCCACGTTATTCAGTTCGCTTTGGTAGCCCCAATAGCGTTGCGCAGAAACCCATTTTAAAAGGTAATACGTTCGTTTGATGGGTCTGTAAAACGCAATGTGCGATGATAGAAAATTATGAATATTCTCAGGTGGCATTTATCACAGCAAAATCAGATTATATTATTTCATTTTTTCCGCTTGGCACAAAAAAATGAAACAAGTCACCCTGTAAAAACCACCAATCAAATGTCAAATGCAAGCACCCCCGAACTACCGAAAAAGTGCAAGTGTGGTCAGTATGCAACTTTGGACTGCGCATCCTGTAAGCGCAGGGTCTGTGACGACAGTAATTGCGGAACCGAAACGGTAGATGGTTTCCTGTGCGGCTCTTATACTCAGTGGGGGTGTGCCCGAAAGTACACGACATGCGATGTATGCCTAGACGATAAGGCAATCCATGAGTCTGACCTGAATGAATGTGAAACCTGTGGTATCACACAGTGTGATACGTGCCTTGAGAGCCACGATTGTACTGCAGACGATGAGGATGACGACGACCTGCAGGCAGAAAATCACGACCAAGAGTAGGGGCATGGAGAAGCTGACAAAATATGAAATAGCCGCAGCTGAAACGAAAAAAGCTAATAAGAAGCGTCAGAATTTTTTATTATTAAACGCCGCTGAAAGACAAGCGCGCCTAAATAGTCGCAGCCTTAGAGCCGCATTTTTACCCATGTTAAAAGCGATTAGAGCCGCGCCTATTTACATTGTGTCGACACACGGAATGTATGACCTGAGGGAAGGATTACCGCAAACATGGACAGTCCCTCAAAATACATATATTTTTGAGGCGCAAACAATCGGCGATACCACTTTGACGACAATGGACGACCCACTGTGGGAATTATGTAAGGCGTCCAATCGTCTGGATTTTTTCCACTATTTTGTGGGTAATCGTGACTATTTTATGAAAAATAATAAACTCATAGATGGCGCAAACACTGAATTATTTAGGAATCTGATTTTTTACAAACCTGGTGACACAATTTATCAGAGAAGCTTGACTATTGGTGGGGGTAGTAGACTGGGTAAAAACACGCGCCAAAGTGAACGTCAAAAATACTATAATATGGGGTTCTATAAATTTGGCGTACACCCTAAATACAATCAGGACCCGCCTACAGCAACAACGCGCCCAGGTCCACCAACCGCAATCGGCGGTGATATTGATAGATTACGAAACCACATGATAGGCAATGAAGCTGTGACAATTACGAACGAATTTTACGTAAAATCTATAAGAGAAGGTGGCGGCTATACCATCCTAGATGAACATTATAAATTCGAAAAAGACAAAAGTAAGGTGCGCATATTTATTTTTTCATCATGTGCAGCGGTCAACTGTAGAAAGGCAGAAACAACTAACGCCGCAATAATAGAAGCGGAATATTTGGCGGAAGCATGCACAAAGCCCCTTTCTATAATAGAGAACCACCAACGAAATCAGAACTTGAATTTGATGGCAATGGGCATCAATACAGGTCCAGGCGGTTCTGGTTGGGATTTTGATGGAGTCACTTTAAACACTAATCTGCCACAAACCGTTGAACCTAGAAAAACAACCAAGAAACAACGCAAAGGTCAAAATGATGGTAAAAATGTAGTTTCTAACAATATTTATAGTGAGTTATACGCTGGGCGTAATTCAAGTTTGGGTAGCAAATTAGAAGAGATGGTTGGGGATGCAGTTATATCACCTGACTACAATGAGGATGCGCCTGCAGAACCAGTTGCAGGTACAAAGCGCCAGCGTCAAGGTGGAAAGAGAAAAACAAGGCGCTATCGCCGTTAAATAGTCACCCCCTAACGTCTTGTATTTAAGTTTTAGTCGGCGGAATTTGTGATTTGTGGTAGGTGAGCAGGAGCAATAAGAGGTAAATTCTGTTTGTTAGTGAACAATGTCACGAAAAGAGCGACCAAAAGAGGAATAATATAGATATAATCAAACTTATTGGCTTCGTTTATTTTCACATGTTCTACAGGTTGCTCTTGTTTCGTTAAACTCTTCTCAAGAATATCCATACGAAGTTTCAGCCTTACATTTTCCTTTTCTAGAACATCCTTCTCTAGCCGCGTTGTTTTAAGACCATTCTCAAGTTCGCGAAATCGCTCATCCATTATAGCAAACTTCTGAACAAGAATTTCAGCACTATGTCCACCGTTAAAGAACACTAAATCCTTCGGCGATTTGTGATTCCTATGATAGTAGTCAGTAGCTGCATCATGCCCGTTACAGATATATTTACGAGCAGAATTCACGCCACCGGCTTCTGTATAATTTGAACAGTACTTATTAAGTGTATCTGCAGATGTATTCCATACACCGGCACCACCAACTGTGAAATGATTATCCCCGTCTGGAAACTCACGTGGAACGTAGCATCCATGATAATACTTTTTTGTAGATACAGGCGCATCTAATGTAGGTACAACCTCAGTGTTCACTATAGCACTTATACCACGATTCTGCCAATCAGCCTTTACAGTGACCATATCATCTGGGTTGCTGTGTCCAAGACAGAAATACTGTCTCAACTGTGGACCATCTGGTGCCTGCCCATCATCTATGTGATTGTTGCAATAAACCTGTGCGGTCATGCTTGTATCCCAGGGATTTCTAGGTTTCTGTCCATGAGGATAGACCCAGAATGTGTGCTTATCCTTATGGGCAAATGGACAATCCATACACTGTTTGGCTCCATGGTAGTAGCGTACTTCAGACATATTTTTAGATACATAATATCAAAAAATCAGAATGTCAATTTTTATACCGTCTAGTACCACCCCTCATCATTTACACAAGAGGGGTATCTAGTGCATCCAAAACTACCTTCTTCATCTTTTCTACCGCAGCTACAATAACCCTCCTTAGTTACAATATTATTTAGCTCTCTTGTAGTAACAGAAGTAGTAGGAACCTCAACTTTCTTTGTGGGGAGCTTACACAAGTGATTCACAGTTTGCCCTGTCGCCGTTGTTCCTGCTCGTGTTTGAGTGTCACTCTTATAATATATATACGGGCTTGAATAATCCACTAAATTTTCAACTATGATATTACCTATACTCATTATATCGGGCTCTGGGCAATATACAATAATGACATGATTATTATTATCAGATGCTCTTGGATTCGGTTTTGCACCAGAACACTTCATACTTATTACATTTCCTAGTTTAGATTCGTCATAGAGTTGTTTCATCTTCGCCCATTCTTTATCTATTCGCGCCTTATCATAAAACAACATCCATTTACCGTGAATATCACCATGTTTTCCGTATAACAACCAATACATATCCGCTGAAGATGGCAATAAAGAATTATCTGTATAAAAGTCTACGGAACATGAACGTTTTTTTGTAGGCGGTTCAACAGAAACATCATTCATTTTACATGAACGTTTATTGTGCCCTTCTTGCTTACAAATAGAACATATCATTTTATGACTTAAAATTTAATACAGAAAAATGTATCAAATTTTACGTTAAAACGTCTTTGCAATAGCGCCCCAGGCATGCGGAAAGGCGGGCATCACCAAGTCCGACACAGCCGCCGCAAACTCCTGAATCTCCTTCTGCGCATGCGCGTCCAGACGCAAGCCACAAAGACGCGCATATGCCGCTAATGAACCCGTCTCAATAAACTCCGTGTACATGCTCTGAGGTAGTACGCCACGTGCGACTTCTGGCGCAACCTTAGCAGCTAGAAGTGCATTATATGCCTCCAAGGATGATGTCATGGACGCCTGATAGATAGCCAGCATCTCATCATTGTTTGCAATCGCGCTGTCCTTAGAGCCCTGCTTGAGGTTCGCATCACGCTCCCGCAGCTCAGTAGGAATCCACATACTGGGCTCAGAATCTACATAGCGACGACTAATCTCATTACGCGCAAAGCCGACTGTGTGGCGATACCACTCACGCGCCACAAAGATTGGCATGCGAATACGAAACCGCAGTTGCGGATGAAAGAATGGGCTAACGTGGTGGTGCTTTGCCAGATAGTTAACTAGCCCCGCATCCCGCTCTGAAAACTCATTAGACTCCTTATCAAAGGAGACGCGTGCCGCATTCACAACTGTTAGGTCGGAGCCAAAGGTCTCCATGAGCTCAACAAAGCCATCGTTACCAATGTTAATCTTCTTCGCCATTTTACCATTTAAAACAGTGAAGGCATGCGTTTCATTTTTTATAAAAACCCACATTAGAGGGCGATGGAAACGCCACAGGATAATAAGCACGACGACAATGAAAGCGAATCGTCATCTGTTATTGCCGCATCATGGAACACTGCTCAAGAAACGCTTTTGAAAGGAATTAGCGAACGCTCAAACGGTATGCGCTGGCTACATAATAAATCGCAAATTTATTTTGATACAACGAATTTCTATTTGACTATTCCTAATGTTATCATAACAACGGTCAATGGCAGCATAACAATGAGTTTAAATTCGCTATTTCCGGACCCCGCAGGTCAGAAAGTCGCGCTCACAATCGTCGGTTTAATTTCGATATTTTCCGCAATTTTAACAACAATAAATCAATACATCAAATCCGCACAAATGTGTGAAGCTCATCGCACTTCAGCAATTGCGTACGGTAAATTACACCGTGTTATTACTAACGAATTAGCCCTGAGAAGAGACCAGCGCGTAAATTCCATGGATTTTCTGAAAACTGTGCGAACCGAACAGGACCGTCTTGAAAATTCATCACCGCTAATTCAAACACGAATTATTGAAAAATTCAACATACAATTTGCGGGGCGCAATATTGAAAGACCAGAAATTGCAGGCGATATTGATGAAGTGAACATAAACAGGAGCCCAGTGTTGAAGAAGGCAATGAGTTTTATCAAATCGCCAATAGATGAAACCATGAAACTGTTTTCTACGAATCGAATCGTTCCATTCAATAGTCAAAAAAATTCACCGAATGATGATACCGTAATCACGATTAAGGAGAGCCCAGAGAAGAAGCCCGACGACAGGACTTGAACGTATTATATTATTTGCAAATTATATAGAATGTCTGTTGCACCAACACCAAAAGCCCTTGGTTTTTTCCCCGCAGCCCTTCCCCCAGGTCTTTCAAACATCAAATACGTAAGTGGACCAACGTATGTTGGTCCTAACAGTATCAATCTGCTGTTCCCTTTCACAGTATCTAATGGCGCAATTGAGGTATCAGCCGTAAATAACTTCAACATCACAGGTGGCGTCCTACCACAAAAGATGGGCGCCACAGTTCGTGTTTCCGGCAGTAATAAGAATGTCACAAGTCTTGGACCCAACTTTATAAACTATATCAGAAACTGTAGCTGGTCCGGTCGCACAATTACGGATGCGTCAAGCATCAGTCTTTTCACACCTGCCTCTGTCACACAGGTTCAACAGCTCGATGAGACCTTTGTAGGTCACATGGACGCCACTTCTTACACTGTAACTAGTGGTGCTCCGCCTACTAACTACGCCCTTCAGTTTGCGGGATTCGGCGTTACATGGGCGTTCCTAACACCGCTCACAGTGAGGGCAAGAGACAGCACGGGTCGCACGTTTTACATTACGTTTTCCAGCAGCTGGGATGCGACTAACACAGTTGGTTAAAAGTTGAGTAGAACAAAATATACTAACATAAGGCAAATGCAGACAGTGAATCTAAACCAGGCATTAGAGCGCGACGGAGCTCAACTTATTTCAGTCAATAAGCAAATCGTGGAATTCACATGCAAGTGTGGTGTAACCCACCAAAAACAGAAACGTGCGCTTTGTCAAACAACGGGTGCATTTTGTAAAAACTGCAGTAGCAGAAATACACAAATTAAGCGCATCCGAAACAAAATAGAAATCAATGATGCGCTTCTTGCTGCAGCTGCAGCAAATGCCTCTTCACAGAAAATTTGACAACTAAAAATCACAAATTGTGAAATTTAAATGTCCGCCGATTTGCACAAAAAACTGGACACCTATTTCATGAATCTGGGCACAACAAATTTCATGAAAAACTTCTTTGGGCAGGATAAAATACTGGTTAAAAACGCGCTGAAAGCTGTGCTACCAGACAGTGTATCTGATGAAGCCTTGACAACTGCTGCAGACGCGCTGTCTACATATAAGCCGACCTTAAAGAAAACCAGAGATACAGACGTGGACATATTCTTCAGGGAACTGTATGACAAGTGACCGTAAAATTGAACCACGTCCTGAGTTACATAATCATACAAAATGGCAATCAACAACTGGGCTAGTTTCAAGCGCCTATTCAAGAAGTACATATCTAGCACCGTTGGCATATTCACGCTTATCACGGAGACAGACTTCACCTATTTTGACCTGGACCGCTTTCTAGAGATGCGGGCATCAACAACAAACATCACAATGACCCAGATTGAAATGCTGATGGCACTATCAACCTTCATAGAAATTCAGGAATTTATCAACGCCGTCAACTTTGATATTATTCCCGGTCCTACTAAGCGCCAACTCAAGGTGCTGATTGAAAAGGACCATTTGCGTTTGCACCCATTTTCAAAGCTCAAGCGGCAGTGTCTTGAGTATCTGGCAATTAGCCCTGAAGCTGCTATTGCTTCTGTTTGCGCATCTGCCGCTTGACGTCCCGGTTGC